CAAAGCCGCCGCATATGGCGAGGCTAAAGCCCAAAGGGTTTACCTTGAGGAATTCCGCAAAAGCCAAAAAGCTTTGTTAATGCGTGATGCGCTAGAAATGGGCTTTGAGGCGGCAAACGCACAAGAAAGGGAAGCTTATGCCGACCCCATTTATGCCAAATTGTTAAGGGGATTGGCGGCGGCAATTGAAAAAGAAGAAACGCTAAAGTGGGAAATTGAGGCGGCAAGGCTTGACATAGAGATTTGGCGCACACGGGAAGCCACCAACCGAATGCAAGATAAAGCGCACCAATGAAATGCCCCGAATGTGGGACTTGGACAATCGTCAAAGAAACAAGAATTTCAACCGGAAACACACGCCGTAGGCGTTTGGAATGCGCCAATGAGCATAGATTTACAACTTTGGAGACAATAATTGTTCCAAAAACACCAATACATAAGAAGCAAAAAGCTATTAAAACTAGTGGCGGGGCTTGATTGCCAAGCTTGCGGGTCGAACAATATGGTGCAAGCGGCACACACCAATTGGGGTGGCGGTAAGGGTAAAGGGGTTAAAGCCGATGACAACTTGGTAGCGGCTTTGTGCCTTAAATGCCATTATGAGATTGACCAAGGCAAAGAGTTAAGTCGAGAAGAACGGCAAGAAATGTGGCAAAAGGCGCACATGGCTACAATAAAAAAACTTTACATCCAAGGCGCTTGGCCTGTTGACGTACCCATTCCTACGTTTACAATAGATGTGCAGTTGACACCTTTGCAGGGGCTTTGACCCCTGCTTTTTTTAGGGTAAATATGAAAAAAGACGTTGCCGACTTTATTTCCACGCTGTTTCACAGCTCGACCGTGACTCATTTCATGCACTTGGCGACTGATTCTTACGCTGTGCATAAAGCTTTGGGTAAATATTACCCCGAGATTGTTGAGCTGGCTGATAGCTACGCTGAAACTTACATGGGGGCTTACGAAAAGATTAAGGATTTTCCTGAGAATTTCCATAACGCTAAAGACCCTGTTAAGTATTTGACTAGCATCAAAGATTACGTCTACAAAAATCGCAAGGCTTTGCCTAACGACACAGAGCTACAAAACATTGTGGATGAGATTGCTGCGCTGATTGATTCAACCCTATACAGGCTAACTTTGCAATGATCAGAATATTTGCTGGCTACGACCCAAGGGAGGCTGTTGGCTACCATGTGTTTTGCCAAAGCCTGATTGAGCGCACCAGCGAGCCAGTAGCCATAACACCGCTATTTGGTACACAGCGGGACGGCACAAACGCATTTACTTATCAGCGGTTTTTAGTCCCCTACTTTACAAACTTTACAGGTAGAGCAATATTTTTGGATGCCAGCGATATGTTGATGTTGGCAAACATAGACAACTTGAGCAAACTGTTTGACCCGACCAAGGCGGTGCAAGTGGTCAAACATGAATATCAAACCAAGCACCCAAAGAAATATATTGGCACACCAATGGAATCGGCGAATCGGGATTACCCTCGAAAGAATTGGTCAAGTTTAATACTTTGGAATTGCAATCACCCAAGAAACAAGGTATTGACACCCGAATTTGTGGATGACCATACAGGTGCAGAGCTTCACCGATTCGGTTGGTTGCCCGATTTACTTATCGGTGACTTACCGAAAGAGTGGAACGTGCTAGTTGGTGAGCAAGAAAACAAAAACGCCAAGATAGCGCATTACACGTTGGGCATCCCTGAGTTTGATCATTACCAAGATTGTGATTTTAGCAAGCAGTGGCACAATACCAAAAGCAGAATGCTTAACGGCTTGATCAAAATGAGGGAGCTACAACATGGATAATGAAGAAAAAATGGCTAGAGCCTTGGTTAATTTAAACACCAAAGGGGAGAAAGACCAACAGCTTTACACCCAAACCATGATGGATCAGCTAAATCGCATGAAAAGCAACCGTGTGGGGCAATTGGGTGTAGGTAATGATTTGGGATATGCAGATGTTAGGGCTTACCAAAATCCTAATGCTATACAAGGAGCTGTAGGAGCAGACACGCCAGTTGGCAATTTGGAATATGCAAGAACAGCCGACCCTATGGGTGTGGGCAACAGCGTATCTTTAAGCAACCAAATGCCAGTTGGCAATGGTATGGCTCAAGTTGATTTGTTGAAAAGTTTAAACACGCCTGAACGCACAACTACCCTTGGTTACAACGCCCCAGTGGGTGCGGGTCAATTTCAGGCAAGGGCAACAACTGGGCAAGATGCTGAACGCCAAAAAATAAAAGAATTGCAAATGCAATACTTGCAACAGCTCAACAAAAACATGGGCGTTGGCATATATGGCAAAAAGTCACCTTACGACCAAAGCATAGGGCTGCAATTACAAGGTAGATTTTAGTAAAATAATGCTAAATAACTATGTCAACAACTAAAGTAGTCACTAGTAGAAAGAAAGCAGGGGGAAGAGCTGCGGGTGTGCCTAACAAGACCACACAACAGGCAAGGGAGGCCATTGCTTTGTTTGTTGATGGTAACGCACACAGATTGGCAGAGTGGCTTGATGAGGTCGCTATGGGCGTTCCCGAGCATGACATCAAACCCAACCCCGCCAAAGCCTTTGAGCTATTCCAAAGCGTGGTTGAATACCATGTACCCAAGTTGGCTAGAACAGAGATAACTGGCAAGGATGAGGGGCCGGTAGAAATGGTGGTGACATGGGGCGGCGTGAAGTAATACTGCCCTACAGCCCAAGGGCGGCATTCATGCCATTCCATAACAGGACTGAGCGATGGTCTTGTTTAGTAGCCCACCGTAGAGCCGGTAAGACCGTGGCGGCAATCAACGACCTAATCAAGCGAGCCATAACCGAGGGCAACAGATCGGCGCAATATGCTTACATTGCACCATTCAGAAGTCAGGCCAAGCGGGTGGCATGGGACTACCTCAAGCATTACGCCGCACCGGTAACCAAAGCCACAAACGAATCCGACCTATCTGTGGAGCTGGTAAACGGAGCAAAAATAATGCTGTTTGGCTCGGACAACGCAGATGCTATGCGTGGTATGGGATTTGCAGGCGTTTACCTTGATGAATATGGCGATTTCAAGCCAAGCGTATGGGGTAATGTGGTGAGACCTACTTTGTCTAGCACTATGGGGTGGGCGGTGTTTGGTGGTACGCCAAAGGGCAAAAACCAGTTCCACGACATCTACAAGGTTAGCCAGGTAGTGCCGGATTGGTTTCTGTTAAGACTTCCCGCCTCGGTTTCTAACCTGTTACCTGACTCAGAATTACAGGCGGCTCGGTCTCAGTTAAGCCAAGATCAGTATGACCAAGAATATGAATGCAGCTTTGATGCGGCTATCCTTGGGGCGTTCTATGGGCAAGAAATGCGCTTGGCTCAAGATGAGGGCAGGATTAGAGAGTTACCCTTTGAGCCTGAGTCACCTGTTTACACCGCATGGGACTTAGGTTATCGGGATGACACTGCCATTTGGTGGTATCAGGTTGTCAGGGGTGAGGTTAGGGTAATGGACTATTACGCCGTATCAGGGGCAAGCATTGAGGAAATAGCCAATGTGGTTAACGCCAAGGGTTACCGATACACCCGCCATTACCTACCGCATGACGCAAGGGCTAAAACCTTGGCTTCGGGCGGCAAATCAATTGTCGAGCAATTGGCAGCGCACCTTGGCGGCATAAGCAAATTAGCTATAGTGCCTGAGATTGGCATACAAGACGGCATCCAAGCGGTTAGGATGATCTTGCCAAACTGTTATTTTGACTACCGATGCGATGAGGGGCTAGAAGCGTTAAGGCAATATCAGCGGGAATATGATGAAGATAAGAAAACTTTTCGTCAAACTCCTCGCCATGATTGGTGCTCACACCCCGCAGATGCGTTTAGAATGCTTGCAGTAGCCTATAGACAAGAGGCAAAAGACGAGACACCGCCCAAGGGCAAGACCCTGCAAACCATCACACTTGATGAGCTGTGGGACTATGAGATACAACATAAAGAGGAGCGTATATGAGCCAGCCAGTAGCAGAAGTAGGTGGATACAAGAACATCACCGCCACAGGCGCAGTCAGCACTGGCCCTTGCCAGTTGATTGGTTTCTACGTTAACAGCACTACCGTAGGCACATTGGTGCTCCGCAATGGCGGGTCAAGCGGCGAGGTAATGTCAGGCACGATCACACCAGCTATCGGATTTCACCGATTTCCCGCCAACGTAGGTGTCAGTCTGTACGCCACAATTGCAGGCACTGGATTGGATGTGACATTCTTCTTTGCCGCTGGTAGTTGATCATGTACGATGAAACCGGCGCATATGAGGGCGAGGACGCTGGCCCTTATTGGCACGATCAGATTGAGACCGCTATCAAGATATTTGATAAGTGGGAAAAGCGTGGTCAAAAGGTTGTCAAGCGCTATAGGGATGAGCGGGACGCCATAGAGATGCCAAGGATGAAGTTCAACATCCTATGGTCAAACATCCAAGTTCTCTTTCCTGCCCTGTATGGCAGACAAGCCAAACCCGAGGTTTCACGCCGATACATGGATCAAGACCCCGTGGGTCGATTGGCCTCGACCATGCTTGAGCGTGTCATGGAGTACGAGACCACCCAATTCGGTGATTTTGATGCGGCGATGAGTGGGGCGGTGCAAGACCGACTGCTGCCTGGTCGTGGCACGGCTTGGATACGCTAC